ATACAGCAAACCAAACTACACCTGATTTACTACCATACCCATAGTCACAAGCTCTAAACTTTACCCAGTTATTAGGTATATCATATGGCTCTACTACGTGTATCTTTCTATCAAACTCTGTAAATGCTGCACCTTCTTTAATATCCCAATCACCATCTAGTAACTGCCTACGTTGTTGTTCAGGCAACGATAGTAGCATTGCCTCATAGTCACCCTGATTAGCTAGGTAAGGATTGTCGGTAAGACGGGCAGGTATAAACCTACGTTTGAATAAAGGTTTGCCAGCTTTCGAATGTCCAGCAGGATAACGTAAGACTTCATTTGTTTCAATATCCGTAGCATCAAAAGCCTTTCCATGTGGGGCTGGATCAATAAACATTTTTTTGACCCAATGATGGCCCCGACCTCCTGGGTTAGTAGTTGCCCTCATATATACGGGCAGGTCAGGTGCAGTGGACCGTAGACGTGATCTCATGTAGTTCCACGAAAAAGGTGAAGGCCACTGAGTTAACTCGTCAAAGCCTATCCAGCTAAAAGCTAGACCTTGGTAACGCAGGACATCATCTTCCCTATCTAGGTAGGACATCCACAACCTCGCACCAGAGGGCGCAGTCCACTGCATTTTTCTTTCAGACCACTTAATACCCTTCCATATTTTAGGGTACATTTCTTGAGATTTAAATATAAGTTCTCTAAGTTCTTCTGTTGTATGTCGTAATAACAATCCTGAAAATGCAGGATGACCCATGTAACGCAGGGGGTCGGCTAACATTGCATATGATTTGCCACCCCCTGCACTGCCGCCATATAACACTTCACGTTCACCTGCTGCTAAAAAATCTGTCTGGGGGCCAGCATTAGGTTTAAATACTACGTTGTGCTGTTCCTCTATAGGTATTTCTGTAACTATAGGTTTAGGCTGCGTTATTGTTTTGCTTTGTTTCTTTTTTGCTATTGAGTCTTTTCTGCTCAAGGGCTTGCGCCTTGGCGATTGCCTTTTTCGCATAGTCTGCCCATCTGCGTAGGCTTCTAGCTTGGTTGTTCCTTGTTCTTTCATTGTCAAGCCGTTTCCTTAATCCTACATGAGAAATATATCTACCCGTATTTTTAGATAGCCAGTTAGCAACTTCACGATACGAATATTGCTTTACATATTTCTTAGCCTGTTGTAGTTTATCTAGCTCATCAGGTATTGGTGCTAAAACGTCACTATCTTCAGGATGTAGTTCATAACCAAACGGGATAGTTCTTGATATACGGGGAATCTCTATCCACTCGTTATCCTCTTGTATATCTGTTGGTTGAGGAAGTTTCCAAATACCAGTTTTATTCAATCTTCTTCCACTTGTTTAGGGGGCATAAGCATAACCCCACCCTTTGTTTCTACTTGCATCTTTTCAGTTTTTACAAGACCTGTACGATCTAGTAACTCTTTTGCTGCTTGCATTTTATCACGTATACCTAACTCTGTTGGGTCCATTAGTGCACCTACCATTGCAACTGCTGCACGTGGTGCATTACGTGACATGTATGTTTGTGTAGCATCAAGTATTTCTTCTTTTAAACTATTAACAATGTGTGTAGTAGATGTAGTATCTGAATAACCAGCTAGTTTTTTAGCCTGAACTATACTACCACCTGCCTGATCAAACAATACATCTAAAAACTTTTGTTGTTGTTCTGTTAATTGTCTAGCCATTACATCATCTCAAAATGTGGTGCATCAATAAATGGTCTGCGTCCTTGTGACCTACGTAAATCTATATAGCTATTCATTGCATCTTCTGCAGTTCCTTGATACATTCTAATATCCCCCTCTGACCAAGCTGCTCCCCACTTAACAGGAATTGATACACGTCTAGCTGCCTCTGCAAATGCATCACAGATATCATCATATACATTTAGTTCCCAAGAAATATCAGAACCAAAATATGCTACAACATCTACGGCTCTACCATCAAGATGTTTAGATTTCATAGTTTGTGATCTGCCAGAGTCAAATAGTTTTTGTTGCTCTTCTAAGGTACGTAGTCCATACGTAACTCCAAAGTCCACCGTAGTCAGTTTAATAGCTTCCATAACTACAGCTACAAGGTCTTTCTCTACACCTTCTAATTTACGAATACTTCTTGCACTTAATTTAAATGTCATTTATTTTTCCCAAAAAACTTAGTAGCTGATCTAACACCAAAACTGGCAGCTACAATTACTCCAAGTGTATATTGATACCACTCAGGCATTGTTTCTAATGCAACAAAACCATTTGCCACTATTTCTCTACCCCAATC